AATAGCAGATTTAGTTCCAGAAACTATATCATCTTGAAGTTTTTCAAAAGCTCGTCTATTAGAAACATATACTTTACCTCCAGCTCCAGACTCATAAGCTCCGTATAAAGGTGATTTTGCCATAAAAGGCGTTGAAAATTTACTTGCCATAATTATTTATTTATATACTTTAGCTTTACTGGTAATTGGTCCAGCTTCGTATTTGCAAGGGTATTTAGATACTTGCATACCTGTAATACCATTACTGTTACCAACACCCATTGGAAAACCTTCTTTACTTAATGGTCCGTCCCAAATAGCATTTTCACCTACTTGACCTGCTAGATCAGATTTTAATTGTTTTATGTCTTTCATTTTTTTATTTTTTATATTTACAACCTTTTTTGCTAAAAGGTGATAATGCTCCACCTAAAGCTTGTGCCATACGAGAGTTTGTTTTTGCTGTAATAGCTTCTTGAGCTGTTGCGTACATACCTTGTGGTAAAGCCCTGTCATAAGAACCAGGTATTTCCTCACCGTACATTTGATTTGCAACTTGTTGCGTTTGTGGTGAAAATACATTACCAACTGGTCTTACTGGAGCTGCTGGTACAGGCGCGAATTGTTTAGCTGGTGAATCGTAATTCATATTCACAGGAGCAGCATCAACAGCGGCTTTAAATTTAGGATTATCATCTAATTTTCCGTCAGCTGAAGCCTTTCTAAGACCTTCGTTAAATTCTAGTGGTGCTTCCATTTTATCTGTCTTTATCTTTGTTTACATTATAAATGGCTTTTGTCATAACCTTATCAGTATATGTATCACCATTAATTATCTTATTGCGTCTACCTGTATTTATATCTTCTTCGCCTAGCATTATTCTGTATATTCTACTTATAAGTTGCTTGCCTTTAAAAGATACTTTGTATATATGGTATTTCTGTGTTGTTCTGTTTCTATGTCTCCATACAACTATCCAACCTTCTTTTAATAGTCTATTCCAACGCCGGTTATCCCAGCTGTAAGAGTAAACACCCATTTCAAAGTCTTTCTTAGTGAAAAACTCCATACAATCAAGGTATATAAGAAGTTCTAAGTCTGCATCGTTTAAATCATTATTTTTGCAGGCCCATTTTCTTATAATGCGGTAGTGTTTTAAAAGGTTTAGCTCTCTAATGTCACTAGCATCTAACCTTCTCATAACACAACTACAATGTCGCCTGATTTTATAACGTGATAAGACTTATTATCAACTTCAATTTTATGACCAGCGTGACGATCAAAATAAATAACATCATCGGTTTTTACACCAGCTACTTCATCTCCTGCGGATACTACAGTAGCTTTTACATAACGTATATCTTCACGTTGGTTTTCTGCAAGTAAAAGACCACCTTTTGTTTTAGTAGTCCCTTCTTTTGTTTTGTTTATTATTAAATTTCTACCTATTGCTTTCATCAATTCTTAAATTATTAATTACACAATCTGTAGATAATATCGTTGTTGCTACGGAAGCTGCATTTTGAAGAGCGCTCTTGGTGACCAGCAGAGGATCTATAATACCTGACTTGATCATATTTACCATTTTTCCTGTAACCACATTGTAACCTTGTCCTTTGCGAGATGGAACGTCTACGTGTTCAACACCTGCATTATCTAGTATAGTTTTAAAAGGCGCTTTTATAGCTTCTAGTAAAACTGTTTCACCTATTGACTTAGCCGTTATATTTGTTGCAGCATTTAATAGAGCAATACCACCACCAGGAACAATCCCTTCTTTGATAGCAGCTTTAGTAGCACAGATAGCATCTTCTACTCTATCTGTTTTTTCTTTTAATTCTATTTCTGAATTAGCACCTACTTTTACTATAGCTATTTTAGCTGATAGCATTGCTAATCTTTTTTCAAACTTAATAAGTTTATTAGGGTTTTTTTCTGTTGATATACTTTGCTTTAGCTCTTGTATAACATCTAAAACCTCTTGTGGTGACTCTTCAACCTGCAATATAGTGTCTTCGTGTGATGTAACACTTTTAACACAAGAACCTAAGTGTTCTGGCTGTATCATATCCATATCATCGCCTAAGTCTTCGTTGATAATAACAGCACCGGTTAATATTGAAAGGTCTTGTAGCATCTGCTGCTTATTGATCCCATATGTTGGAGCATCAATAACATTTACTTTTATATTGCCTTTCATTTTATTCATAGCTAGAGCGGATAAAACACCTTGTTCTAAATCACCTATAATAAGCAAAGGTTTGTTGTTTTTTATTACATGCTCTAGCACAGACTGAATCTGCCTAATTGTATCAACTGGTGATTCTAGTAAAAGCACTAATGGCTTTTCTAGCTCAGCAGTTTTATTTGCTTGATTAGTTATGAAGTGTGAGTTTTTTAAACCTTTTTCATATTGAACACCATCAACAACTTCTACTTGTGTTACACCATCTGAAGCTGTTTCCATCATAACTACACCTGTATTATCTACTGCTCTAAAAGCATTGGCTATAATCTCACCAAGTACAGGATCGTTGTTAGTTGATATCGTAGCGATTTGATCAATCATTTTATCTTTGACATCAACTGATAAAGTTTTTAAATAGCTTACTGTTTTTTTAACAGCTGAATTAATACCATCTTTTAACTCTCTTGAGTTTGTTTTATCAGCTACTTTGTAAGCTTGACTAAGTATAGCGTGTGCTAATACTGTAGCAGTGGTTGTACCGTCACCGGCTTCTTGCACTGTTTTGCGAGCTGCTTCTTTTAAAAGCGTTGCACCCATATTTTCTACTGGGTCTCGCAGTATTATAGAATCTGCAACTGTTACACCATCTTTGGTTATAATTGGTCTTCCAGTGTGATCCTCTAACATAACGCATTTGCCGCTAGCTCCAAGTGTGGAACTAACAGCTTGCGTTAGTTTTTCAATTCCTTTAAATACGTTAACTCTAGCGTTTTCACCAAAGTTAAGGTTTTTGACTATTGCGTCTGACATGATTTGATTAGATTAAATTTAAGTATTGGTTTATTTAAAGGTCTTAACTACTTTTGGTCCGTTTATAAATTCAACTTTCTTTTTGTAGTGTTCAACAGTTTTATCAATAGCTGTTTCTGCAGCTTCCATAGTTTCACGGCGTGTTACATCGTGCCACTTATCTTCTATTTGAAGATCTTGATATTCTGTTTGGTAATAACCGTTTGGTAATTGAACAATGCGCCAATTAGCTTTTTCAGCAATATGGTTCCATAGTTTAATTCGGTTTTCATCTGGTTGTGGTTGACTAGTCCACGAATTAGTCTCGTAATAAAACGTCATTGGTTTGGGTTTTTATGTTAATATTTGGTTTGCACTCACCCGTGCCGGGTATATCTTATATACTCACTTGGTTTTAGTGATATTTACCTATCCAGGCAACTGCATTGTAGCAGTTACAGGATTTATTTCTTTTTCAATAGCATCTGCTATACCAGATTCAATAGAAGCAACTTGTTCTTCACCCATAGCAGCTTTAGTCCAACCAACTACTATATCGTTAGTTAGATCTGCAAATGGTATAAATGGTGTTGATTCATCTAGTGTTACAGTTTGTGTACCGATACTAGTTGATGAATAAGTATCTGAAGTTCCTGTTACAATCCAGTGTACATTATACACTACATCTGTTAAACCTTCTTCTTGTAAAACTACGTCTACTGTTTTGCAATTCCAATCGTATGTTATCATTTTTTTTATTTTATACTGCTGTTGTTGTTAAATTTCCTGAGTTATCTACTTTTATTCTATATCTTGTACCGTTTGGTGATTCTAATATTAAACCTTTATCAGATCCTGTTACTTCTGCATCACCACCTGTTACTGTTAGTTTTGAAGCAGGACTAGTAGTCCCAATCCCCACGTTGCCGTTTGGTTGAATATTAAATTTATTGCCACCTGAGCTTCCACCCACTATTGCAAAATCACCAACAGAATTGTATGAATTATATATTTTCCAATCAGGTGTTCCTGTTTGGGTGGTTTTTATCGAAACGTAAGGCGCAGCTCCATTAATTAACACATTGCCTTCTACATGTAATTTTTGACTAGGACTAGTAGTTCCAATACCGACGTTGCCATTATAATCTAAACGAATACCTTCTGCTAAAGTTCCAGATGCCCCATAATAAAGAGACAAGTAAGCGTTTGCATTTCCATTGTTTGAGTTTGACTTACCAGTTCTAATAGCACCAAAATTTGCTTTTGCTCCAGAAGAATTGTAATTGCCTCTAAATACTATTCCACCGCCATTATTTATACCATAAGTATTATTATCACTAACTATTGTATGGTATTTATAACCACTAATTGTTGTACCTGTGCTTTCAACATGTAATGTTGAATCAGGACTAGTAGTACCGATACCAACGTTACCAGAAGCATTTATTATCATTGGTGTTCCAGCAGCATTTTTAAATTTAAATTCATTTACACCAGCATCACCAAATTGAATACTATCAGCACCTGTAGAGGTAATAGCTCTTTCAGTTCCTCCTGATAGATCTATTCTATAACCATCAGATTTTATATCTCCAGCAATATCTAACGTATAAGATGGACTAGTAGTACCAATACCGACGTTACCGTTTGCTAAAATACGCATACGCTCAGATCCACCTAATTCTGTTTTTAAATCATTATTAGATAGTTTTATTGAACTTGTTGTTGTTGAATTATCAAAATTCAAAGAAGCTTCATTTGTGCTAGAATCTATCTCAATTCCTGCAGCACCTCCAAATACGTGTAGTTTTTGTTGAGGACTAGTAGTTCCGATACCAACATTAGAATTAAGGAAAAATGCTTTTGAA